GCCAGCAGCAACGGTTCGCCGATCACCGCGCCGGTATAATCGTCACGCGCGCCGAACCACAGCCGCACCCGTGCGCCTTGGTCATCCGCCTGCGACATGGCCAAGGCGGCTTCTGCGCTGGGTGGGAGCAGCGTGAAGCTGAAGCCGGGCGCTTCGTCGCCGGTGCCGTCGGTGAAGTCGTCGATGCTTTCCAGCGACCCGTAATCGGGATCGTCGCCGCGGAACTTATTGCCGCCGAAGCTGATCACCGCCGCCCCGTCGAGCAGGCGGACGGACTTCGCCGCGAAGTCAATTGCGAGGGCCCCGAAGATCGTGGCCCGGTCGCTCGAGAGTTCGGCATCCAGCGCTGGGGAAAGGACGCTCATGCGATTTCCTCAAGCCGGAAAGAGAGGCCGACCGTCCGGTTTGTGTCGATCGACCATTTCCAGCCATCTTCCATGATCCGCCCGGCGATCACCGGTCGCGCCAGATTGACTGGGTCGCTGACCGTCGTCTCTTCCCTCAAAGGCACGTCCAGTTCGACGCTGCCCGCGCCGCTCGCGTTCAGGATCGTTTGCGCGCTGGCGAGATAGAAGAACTGGCGCCCGTTGGATGTCACGGTCAGAGCCTGCCCTTCGCGGATCTCATAGCCGGGGCGGCCTCCTTCGATGGGCAACACCCGGCCGCCCTCGATGGCCGCAGCGACGGTGGGCGATCCCGGTCCGCGCACCTCAAAGTCGACCTGAGGAAACTTGACAAAGCCGCCTTCCTGTTTCGCCCGGATCAGCCGGACGATCCACTGCCGACCCTCGCGCTCAACGGGCATCGTCGGCATCTGGACCGTGATCGCGTGGCGCGTACCGATGCGGTCAAGCCGTTGGCTGGGACCGCCCAAAAATGGGGTGAGCGTCGCGCCGTAATCGATCAGCTCGGGTTCCGCGATCGCTTGGCGGATGTACGTGAGGTCGATCATCGGCCGAGCCTCCGTCCCGCATATTTGGACTGCCGCTGGTTTTCCTGCGCAATCCCGGCGTTCGTCACACGAGCGGAGCCGCTGACGATGCGGGCGTCGAGCAACTCATCGCGCAGGCGGATTTCCATGACACCGCCACTTCCGCCACCGGTGCCACCGACGAGGTCGTCATTGGCGACGATGCTGCCGCTGCCCGGTGCGCGGAAAAGCTCGGGTCCGCGCTCACCGACTAGGTAGTTGCGCCCACCGATTACCGGCCCGCCCATCGCGCGCGCGCCGGCGATCTTGGGCAGGCCGGAACCGGTCAAGTCGATGGCACTTCCCCTGCCGCCGATGTCCAGCGCCCCACTCAGTGAGGACGTCAAAGAATTCCCACCGCCTCCGACACCCAGCAGACCGGCCAGCTCCTGCAAGCCCTTCTGCACCGCGATCTTGAGCAGCGCTGCGACGATCTGGTTCGAGACGTTCGTCACCGTGCTGGCGAGGTTCTTGAACCCGCCTTCGACGTCGGAAAGGCCGTCGACCAGCGAGGATAGGCCGTTCGCCTGAATGCTCTCCAAGGCCTCGTTCATTTCATCGGCACCCTTGGGGATGCTGTCGAAATAGGCGGCGAGGGGACCGGCGTTGTCCTTGGCGGACTTGGCGCGGGCGAGGGGTTCGAGAGTGTTTAGCGTGCCGATGGTCTCGCTCGCCGCGGTCTTCTGATCTTTCGTGGCAGTGGCGCTGTCGAGGATGGCCTGCTGCTCGGCGCGCAGCTGCTTGAACTGGAGGTCGAGCAGCTGGAGTTCGATCTTGCCGCGCTCCTTGCTGGTGCGCGCAAGGTTCAAACCTGCGTGGAGTAGGTCCTCCTGATTGGAATTGCGGGCACGCGCCAAGTCCAAGTCGGCCCGCGCTTGGTCCTCGGATGCGTTCCGATCAATCAGTTTCTCGCGCTGGTCGAACACCGGCCCGAGCGCCTTCTTCAGCGCGGCCTTTTGCGCTGCGGTATATCGTTCGTCAGCGTCGATCGCCTCCAATCGGGTCGTTTTCTCGTTCGCGAGCAAGGCTCGTTCGACACCGACGCGGTCGTTGAGCTCGACGGTGAGGTCGCCTTGCGCGCGCAGCGACTCGCTGGCGGTCTCGTTTAGCTCGTGCTGATAGCGCTGCTCGGTCTCGCGCGCCTGCTTGGCCGCGCGCGCCGCCTCGGCCGCCTCACGCTTCTGATCTGCCAGCGCCTTCGCGGCTGCGGCTTTGGCGGCGCCGGCGGCGGTTTTCGCTTCGCCGGTTCCAACGGTCGGGAGGGCGCCGAACGCAGCCTTCGGGTTTTTGGCCGCCTGGGCCGCCGCGATGGCCTGCTTATACAGGTTACCCTGCCGCACGACCTCAGCCGAAGTTCCGGATTGTGCGGAACGGCTTCCGTCTGCCCTGCGCACCGAAACCAGCGCGTTGGGGTCTGCTCGTTGCGTAGCGTGCCTATTGGCAATAGCCGCGCGGAACTGCTTGCGGCGGAAAGCGAGGTCGGTGTTCTGGTCATCGGCGTTCTGACCGAGCTTATTGCCAGCGATGTAGCCGACCACAGCGCCGGTCGCGATGCCGACCGGTCCAGCCCGAGAGCCTGCCAAGCCGCCGATGACTGCCAAAGCCACTTCCGGGTTGGACTGGAGAAACTTGAGCACGGCGCCGGTGAGGGTGATGATGCTGTCGGCCAAACCCACGATCGAGGTCGCGTTTTGCGTCACCGCATTGGCGAACTGCGCGTTCAAGATCATCTTCATGGTGTCGAGCTTGTCGTTCGCGCCGCCAGCGTTTCGGATGACATCATCTTCCAGAACGATGCCAAGTTCTTGAGCTCGTGCAGCAAGCTGGTCGAAGCCGGCCGATCCCTGACCGAGCAGGCCCGTCAGGGTGGCCGACGACTTGCCGAAGATCTGAAACCCCACCGCTGCCCGCTGCTGGACCGTGGGCAGCTTGGCGATCCCGTCGAGCGTCTGGCGGAGAGCGGTGTCGAAGTCTTTGCTGGTCACGCCGAGCGATCGGAAGAGCTTGACCTGTGCGTCGCTCCCTTGCTGCGCTAGCCCGAGCGTGCGGGCAAACTTCTCCGTCGCAGCGTCTGCGACCTCCACGCTGGAGCCCGACAGCTGCGCCGCGTACCGGAACTCCTGGATCGCCTTGGTCGACGCGCCGGTGCGGTCGGACAGGTCTTGGATTGCGTCCGCATAGTCGAACGCACGCTGTGCCGCGCCAGCGAGTTCCTTGATAGCCAGCGCGCTGCCCACACTCGCGATAGCGCCCTTGAGCGACACCGCCGCACCGATCGGCTTGCTGAGGGCGGCGCCAATGCGCGTGCCGAGTATGTCCGCCTCTTTGCCGGCCTTTGCCGCTCCGGACGTGAACTCGGCCGAGTCCAAGCCGAGCTGGACACGCAAGGCGCCAATCACACTGCTGGGGATAGGCCGCCTCCATTGGCAAGGAAGGTCGGCCAAAGCCCCCTTCAGGTCACGTCTGCGTTTTCAGCGGTTGCGCGAGCGAGAGCTTCACGCCGTAAGCGCCCTCGTCGCCGTCGTCTGACAACCAGCCGCCGACGATCTTGGCGCGACAAATCACGGGGCGTTCGTCTGGATTGATGCGAAGTATCGCTGCGCGCATTGCAGCAGCCTGATCACGCGGTACGAAGCCCGCCACACGCCCATCAAGAAGCACGCCAATGGCATTTAGGTCGTGCGCGTTGCCGTCGTTAAAGACGAGTTGCGCCGTTGTTTCGACCTTGCAACCGGCACTGCTTTTCGGCCCGGCTACCTTAGCGATGGCATTTTGATAGTGGGACTCCCCCACAATCTCGAAGGTAAACCCTCTACCCTTCGCCAGCATCAAAGGCATTGCCGCTTCTGCGCGTGCAGACCCTGCCAAGGCGGCCCGCAGCCAATCCATAATTCCCATGTTCGTCCTCCCGAGTCGGAAGGACGTGCTTACACCCCGTTTGGCTTGACGTGGCTTGTCGGGCAATCGGACTGCCAGTTGACCGCGAACATCTCAGTACTGCCTTGCAGCCCTTCGACAATCGCGCTGTGGCGGCTCTCGTTGCGGATGAACCGGTGAAAGCCTGAGTAGCCGCCGAACATGGTGCGAGCGTTCACCTCTCCACAGACTGCGCCCGTTGATGGCTCCACGGCGACGCTCCGGAACTGCGCTGCCGTAGGATCGGTGAGCAGAACGGTAATAGCCTTCTCGGCCTCGGCTCGCTGGTGGGCGTCTGTGCCAGGCACCCAGCTACATCCTGCAAGTAAGAGGGCGGGGGCTAAGGCGACTCTCGTCATCAGAGCATCGTACCCGCTTCCGTTGGCCCGCCCCACCCGAGACTACCCGCTTCGTTTCGCCCAGGCCCGCAACGCCCCGCCGATTTCCTTGCCGCTCATCACCCGGCGCTCGGGCTTCTTGCCCATCATCTTGTCTACCGACGGCTGCTTGCGCGGGTCTGATTGAGCGAGGGCGCCGGTCCAGCGCGCCGCCATCGCCGCCCGTTCATATTCGCGCCGCTCGCGCCGCGCGGCACCCTTCACGGCCGTAGCGATCAGCTTCGGCGTTTTTGTCCAGAACCCGTCCGGCTCGAAGTACGAGCACCACTGCTCATAGGCGGCTAACCAGCCGCCCCTTTCGGAGGGTCCTCGTCGCCCTTCGCTTCCTCCATATCCGGGAAGGCAGCATCGAATGCCTCACGCGCGATTTCCGTGGCACGGCGATGGCCGATCGCGTCCACCAGATCGCCCGCCTGCTCCAGCGTCAGGCTGCCGCCGACGACGCCGGCCCAGAACATGAAGCGCAGCGTCTTCTTGCTGACCAGCAGCGGATTGTCGGCACCAGCCGCGAGCTCCAGCGCCACCCGGTAGGAGTCGCCAGCCTTGTCCTCCAGCGCGCACAGCGCATTGGTGGTGAACTGGAGCGTATAGCCCTTGCCGCCGGCTTCGAAGGCGACCTTGCCGTCTGGGGTGGCCATTAGATGGTGGCCGGCGTTGCGGTGCCGTCAGCCTGGACTACGGCGCCGGCGATGCGGATGGTGATGGTCGCCGTCATCTTGTCGTCGAGCGGCACGCCGCGCTCATATCCGCGGACGAAGCCGGGGAAGGTGAAGAACTGGCCATTGGCGCTGCCGCCGGGAACGGTGATCCGCATGGTGCGCACCAGCCCGTCTGCCTTCGCGGCGACGATCATGTCATCCGTGTCCGAGCCGGGCAGGTAGTTGATGCCGATCGTGAGTTCGCCGGCATCATTCAGGCCAGCGATGTACTCCCGCGTGCGACCGGGGCTCTCGTAATGGGTGACCTCCACTTCCGCGACCTGCTCGTTCGGCAGTGACACGCTAGTCACCTCCGCTAGCTTGGTCATCGTGGTCGCGGCCGCCGTGGCCTTCATGAAGAAGCGCGAGCCGAAGCCCAGCTGTGCGTCGGACATGGTGGTAGGCCCTCCTATGCGGCCGGTGAGTGCCAGACCATCAGGTCCAGCGAGTTGACGAAGGTGGTGAGGCCGCTCTTGTCGTCGCGCTCGCTGTAGGTGCGCTGGCTGTCGACGAATGAGTGGCTGAACTTGGTGCCGCCGATGGTGGCTGGTGGCTCGGCTGCGTCGATCAGGGCGTCGGCGATCTCGTCCGCCTCACCGCGGCTGCCGGCCATGCAATCGAACTGCACCCGCGTTTCGCGAAAGGCTTGCCGGCCATCGAGGGTGTACGGGCGCGGGTCGCTGACGACTTGCATCCGGACGCGGCCGCCGGTGGTGCCTTGGGGTATCTCGTCGCGAAACACGGCGCCGCTGGCGATCCCGGCTGCCTTGAGCCTGTCGCGAAGGTCGGCGCTCATGCTCATTTCAGACGGTCTCGACGTCGACCCGGAACGGGCAGACAAACACGGCGAAACGAAGGATCAGCGCGAACAGGTGCGCGCGCAGCATGGTCCGCCGCAGCGCCTTGATCTTGAGCTTGATCACGATGCTTTCGCGGATTGGCACAAACATCTCAGGTCCGCCCTTGCCGACCACATAGTTGCCCGGCTTCACCGGCCCGCCCGGACGATCCATCTCGCTACCCCTTCGCCGCCAGCCGTGCCGCCTTGCGCGCGAGCCGCTGCGCTGACTTGTCGATCTCGCCGCCGAGTTCGGTCTTCACGATCTCGAGCGTCTGATCCTTGGTCGCGTCCCAAGCGGGGCGGACGAACGGCTGCGCGCGATCGTTCGCGTTGCCGAATTCCTGCTGCACCGCCGCCGGGTTGTTCGGCCCGGCGTACATCTCGATCGAGGATTTATCGTCCCGCTTGCGGTTGAGCGATGCCTGCCGCCGCGTCAGCTTGGTGCCGACGCCGCCGCTCTCCTCAAGCTGGCCGGTGAGGTGGGGGGC